GTCGTTAATTTTTCGTTTTTTAAAAAATTTTGGGGTTTTTTTGGTTTTTGTGGTGTTTTGTCTAGTCCTAGTATTTCGGCTCTTTGGTGTTGTTGTATGGCTCTTTTGTTGTTGAGGTAGGTGTTTCCTCGTTTGGCGTTGCAGGGTTTGCATGAACCCACGAGGTTGTCCAGGTCATCGGTGCCGCCACGGTCGGATTCAATCAAATGGTCGGCTTCTACGCTTGGGGCTTTGTGGCACCAGTGGCATATTGGTTCGTGTTGTAGCACTATGCGCCGGTTGCGTGTGAATTCGGGTGTGTTGCGTTTGGTCATGGTTTTCCTTTGTTGGTGTGATGTTACTACCGCCCTTGGGCTACGCCCTGCGGTTGGTTTCATGTGCGTGAAGGTCTCGGGTATTTGTGCCCCCCACATTTCACAACTGTTTGTTGTTGGCTGCCGGACTGTTTAGGGTGGAACACCAATCGCCTTTTGTGTAGTTAGGGAACTCTGAACGGTGGCTTACCCCCACGGCCATTCAAGTTAGTTATCACAGGTATTGGGGCGCACCGCACTACCCCTGTCCCCAGGTGTTAATTCCTGCACAGTTCAATCCCGTACGAGGCCATGGTTGTATTTAGTTGTCGTAGTTGGTGGCTGCATATTTGTGTGGGGTCTTACTAGAACCGATTACCCATCAGTATTTCACTTAGCCTTTTCTGCCGGGCCTATCGCATCCCTGTTCACGCTTTGAGGCACCACCGTTTAATCTTTGCGCACTCCTTGGAGGATTGCTATGCCGATGGATAGTAGCAGGGCATACCAGGCAAGGACTATCACCGGACACGCCCTAACCCGGATTGGCGCAATGCATCCACATTGGCGTCACCATAGGCGGCAAGCATTGTTTGGATGAAGATACTTCCCTGATCAAATTTGAATGTGGAAGGAATCATAATCACGCCTTCCGCGTCATCCCATAATTTGTTTGCCCAGGCTGATTTGGCGAAAGGCACAAGGCAAATACCGTTTCGGTGGTTCATGAACTTATGCACCCAGGGCGTTGTTTTGCTAAATGGTGGGTTCATCCACACATTGCCAAACCAATCACTGGCCAACCCATCAGTTTCTTGGGTGTAGAACGCTCGAGCGGTCCCGTGTGGGGGTCCGGATGGTGGGCAGGCCACATCTAGGTCAAAGGTGATACCGAGGGCGTCAAACAGCCATTTGGGGGTCCAGTAGTCATCGCTGGAACTGTATTCCTGAGGCATAGGGAAAAGGGCTTCCTGGTTTAGCACGAGGCCAACCTTTCGGCAATGAAATCTAAATCCGTAGGCCGCCACAGGTAACACTCTGCGTGTGGGTTTAGGCGTTCCAGCCAATCATCTTGTGCCGGTGTTGTTTTGCCTGTAATCGTTTTGAGTTCGGCAAATATAACGCCCCGTGTTCGGTGGGCCAGCACAATGTCAGGGAAACCCGTGGAACCACTTGTTAGCCAGCGCCCTTTAGCGGTTTGGGTTGGCACCGGATGATGAAAGGCCCAGCCGTACATGTATGCCAGGCTTTTGACCTGTTGCAAGAATGCGGCCTCGCTGATTGCCGTCACTTTTGCCCCAAGAGAAAACCGCAAAAGAACACGGCGGCTATTAGCACAATTTGGGTAAATAAGTCAAGCATTAAAACGGCTCTTCAGGCGTGTCGTAAGTTGGTGCGGGTTGTTCACCATTTTTCAGGCTGTCAATGTATTTGGAAGCATCAGATTTGGTGAAGGATTGCAAATTATGGGGTGGTACTTTGCCCATAGATTTGCATACGGCCCTAATCATGTTTTGCTGTTTCTCGGTAGCCAGGTTGCCGTTTTCGGTGATGCTGGTGTCCCCTTGCATTCTTTGAACTTTGCCCATTTCCTCACGGCTTGGGCGTTTGGAAAAATCGGAACCACTCAGCCCGGCATTTGCAAGTGCCCTACCCACAGCGCCAGTTTCACAGTTCTCCAGGTGGCTTGTTTTATTGACATTGCCCTGGCCACGGATTTCTTCGGCCCAACCGGTTGCGATGATTTCACCATCAATCCATAGTTCGGCTTTAAACACGGCCACATCGGATAGGTAGTGAACTAGATCAGTTATAACACGCGCTTCAGGGTGTGCCTTCAGGAATCGGTCCAGTCTGCTGGCCACCGGCTCGTAGTCGTCAAGATTAAAGGCCACGGGCGTGTTCTGTTTCTAATCGTTTTAGTTCAGCCTGTAACTCTGTAATTTGGCGCTGTAAAAGCAAAATGTCAGTTTGTAACCAAATTATTTTGGCTTTGTAAGTGTCGCGCTCAGCCTGTACTTTGGCAAAATCATCTTCGGCAAATTGGATTTGCTTATTGGCTACCCATTCATAGGCATCGTCTTGGTGTATGTATTCACTCATTGGGTTCAACCTGTGCAGCGCTTGAGGTGTATGCCAATCCTTTTGATGGCCCGCTGGTGTTCATAGCCGGGTGCCATTGATGCCGCATTGATTCGCCAATGGTTGGCAGAGCGTGAAGTGCGCCCACGGCTTCTAAAACCAGGCTGGATTCTTTGAACCGTAGTTCCAGCGCCAGGTTGTGGCTTAAATTGGTTAGTTTGGCGATTAGTTCGCCGGTGCTTGTTTCCATTTGTTTTCCTTTGTTATTTTCCTGAGGTTGCTCGCCAATGGCTCAGGCCGCCATTGTCGTACAAATACCGGGCAACTTTCAAATTGCATTTGATATTTAGTAGGGCTTTAATCACATCTTGTTTCTTACAGACAGCGCGTGTCACGGTTACCCAACTTCCCTGAATCTGTAGCAGGCCAACATCGGGGCGGCCATTCTTGCGGATTGCGGAAAGGCTACGCGGGTTGCACCTGGACTCCCTGTATGCAATTTTTGACATTACGGGAACAACTTTTGCCGGGAAGTATTGGGCCAATATGGGTTCTAATTTGGGGCAGGATTTTGTGGCGGAAGTTGCCGGTGTCGGATTAAAAAGGGCGGTGGTAAGCATAAAAGCCATGATGAGTTTCAGCACTTTTCCAGTTCTGTTGGCGGCCCCCATGAATGCCAGTTTTGTGCGCGTTGGCACACCTGGGTGTATTCAATCAGGCCTGTGGTTAAATCCGTAAAGATTTGAACCATGGTTAGTTTGTCTTTAGAGCGTAGAACGGTATAGCCCCAATGGGCTGGTTCTTGGGTCATGGCCGATTAGCCATCATTTTTAGGAATAGCCAGCAGGCCACCCATCCCATTATGAAACTATATACAAATTGGGTGTCGGTCATTTTAAGCCCCTTGCCGTGTCTAAACCTAACTGGGTGATTGAACACACGATGCCCTGTGAGCCACTTGTAAGCGCTCTACGGGTGCCTGTGTCTTGGATTAGGCCCATTGTGCGCAAATCACTGCATCGCTTCCAATAACCCTTTATTTCATGGCCGTTGGCTAACGCTCGAGATGCCGCCTCTTCATCGGTAAGGCCCAGGGTTGAATCGGCATAAATGCCAATGAGGATGGCCCGGTGGCTACCTACGCGCATTGGGTTGGCTTGCCGTGAGGTGTCGGGGTCGGATGACCTAAACAGGGGTAGATCAAAAATTAAATCGTTCATGTGTTTCCTTGGTTAAAGCCCTTTGAGTGGCTGGATGTGACTATACACAATTGGCGAAAGCGGTGGTGGATACCCCAATGGAAACAAAGGCACCCACCACCTAGCCCCGGCCACGCTCAAACGAGCCGGGAGTCCTTAAACGGGCTTAGGTATTGAATCCCAAGCCGCTTTAAAATCTTCGGGGGTTTTCCATGCATTTGAAATTTCAACATGCAACCAGGCACCACCTGGTGTTCCGGCGTTGTCTTTGGAATTAAAGATTTTGATGCCTTTAGCCCCTGGCCCGCGTGAACAACGATAGCCACGGCCCCAGGCTGTTTTGTCTGTTTCGGGTTGTGCCGGGTTGCGATACGAATAATCGTGAATTTCACAAATTAAAAGAATTTCGGAATTTTCAATTAGCCACGCCCAGCATTCTTTGGCCATTGCCCTGCCAGCGCGTGTTGCCGGGTATCCCATGTCAACAGCAAAACCTGTGGCGTGAACACTTAGGTTCTTAGAACCGCGCATTTGGCGGTTGGCGTACATACCAAGATTCGTAAATGCCCAGCGTTTTTTGCACAGGTCGTAAAACTTTTTTGTAATTGGCGATGTCGTTTCACCGTTCCACGCAGGGTAAAAAGGATATTTTCGGGCGGTCATAGTGGCGGGTCTTTGGGTTTGTCTTTGAGACCGTTACCTGCAAGGAGTCCGATAAGTCCACCGGCAAGAGTCATGAGCATTGGGGAAAGAATTGCCCAGGCTTCAGAGTCGTTCGGTGCTTGCTCGGTTGGTTGTACTACAAAGAGCAGTCCGTAAAGCAGTGCCACGATTGAGAATAGGAACGCGCTCGAGAGGCAAACGCCGACAACAAGAATGAGTCGTGCTTTTATTTCTTCGTTGCTTAGTCGTTTTTCTAGTTTCATTTGCATTTGCTTTCTATGAATGAGTCGTGGGCTGTGTCGGTGGTTTCGCAGTTGTGGCGTACACGGTCTGCGCAAGCCGTAAGTGGTAGCAAAATAACCAATAAAATTAGGCTTTTTTGCATTATGCCGGGCCTAAATCCTCAACCAACAGAAAACCAGGGTTTTGAGCGGAACGAGCAGCACTAGCAGTCCCTGCGTTGCTTTGCAAAGTCGCTACAAAGTTTGTACTACCAGCCGAAAGCGTGCCTACCCATTGGCAGTTTATAAACGCGTTAGTTACACCAGCGGTAAGTTGCACAAACGCCACATTTTTAACCGCGCCTGCAAGGTTGGTAAGACGAATTTTGCTTTGTACCCAACTTGAAGCGGTTGAAGAAACAATGTTTCCTTCATAATAGGTAACTCTGTAATAGCGGTTCGCTACGGCCGTAAAACTTCCGCCAGTTATCTGTACTTCTTCGGCTGTAATCGTTGCGTCAGTTGCGGTTACTTCCGAATAGGCAACTATGCCACGGGGGAATTGATTTTGCTGTGTGGCGGTCAGAATCTGACCAGCGGTAAAATCCACATTGGGTGAAATTGCCATTTTGTTTGTCTCCTTTAGAAACTTAGAAGGTTAGTAGTTGAAAGAGTACCGAAAATAGCATCGTTCAGGGTGAAATAAGCGCTGCCGTCTGTGGATTCAAAGACAAAACTCGTTAAATGTGAACCCGGAGTAATGTTATGAGAAATGCCTGATACAACCAATGTTTGTGTTTCAGTTGCTGGGGTACCCACTACAAAATTTTTAACTACAGTACAGATACTGGTCATGTCAAGATTTAAAACAATGTTTTGATCAGAGGATGAAAGTGCCGACAATTGTGTGGATAATCCCGTAAAACGCAAAACAGGATTTTGATACCTGCCGAGTAGATAATTTCCAAGACCGGCAACCTCGGTTGTTGTGTTGTTAAGCAAATCCAGCAATTGATAACTTTGCGATTGATAGAGGGCGATGCTTGCTGCGTTGCTTGTATTTTGAACGGCCCCGGCGGGTGATTGTGTTGAAATGTTGTTATAGAGGAGTTCGTCACCATACTGATTAATCAGGGTCTGATACCTCAAACCTGTTCCATCGGTGTTAAATGTTGCACCCGCTACCGGGTTTAAAACGCTAGAGCGGCCCTTAAATGTTAAAGTGCCATTTGCGGACATAAATAAATAACCCTGTTCTGAAGTGTTTATTTGCTGCAGATAATTCAACACATTTGTGTCCTGGGCTATTGCGTAAGCGCCTAGCGTTGAGGAACCAGTATCTATGGCTCTTGAGCCTTGGTAGTTAACTTCGGAATAATTTAAGACTGTATTGATTCTTGTTCCGCTTGTTTCTGCGGATGGCGTTACGGCCGCGAGGTTTTGATTTGCTAAAACTGTAAAGTTGTCGGCGCAAGAGGCATACATCATGTCTTGATTGCTGATGTCGTAATCCAAGTTCCAATCGGTGACAAGACCTGTGTAAATAGGTATTCCGTTAGCAAGTATCTGCACCGGACAACGCGGCAAAACGAACGGGTAGTACGGGCTTGAGGTGTTGCTTGGGTTGAGGATTTGCGTCACATTGTTAAATGCAATGGTGGCGGTACCGGCATTAAATTGGTCTAGTTGGCGCGACCTTCCTCGAGTTATGTTTACCGATTCAACAATGCTGGTTAGGTCAACCATCGTAACGCCGCCCAATGTTCCCCTACCAGCGGTATTTAATACGCCATAAAAAGCGTCATTAAGTTGAAATGGTGTACCAAACCCGGTGGTGGATTGAAAGCCCACCAGCACCTGCATCGTTGGCGTACTCATGCCGGGGCGAATACCGTTCCGCTGCGCCTCTGTGCCCGCTGGATGGATTCAATTATTAACTGGCCTATTTGATCAGGTGTTGAAACTAGGCCCGCCTGAACGGTGATATTTGTACCGCCGCCCATACCGAACTCGCCCATACGGTTTAAAGGTATAACCGCTTCGGGGCCGTTGCCTTCGCCAATCATGGCAAGAGTGGGGGAGGTGACAATGCCTCCGGCGGCCATCAGTGGAATGTCGGGGATGCTGAAACCCTTACCGCCAATCTTTGGAACCCAATCGGGAACGCTGAAAGACAATTTTCCAAAGGTGTTATTCCACACCGAGGCGATTCCGTTAAAGATTGTTTTGGCAACACCCAGCAACGCTTCAAACGCTGGAATGGTTACATTGCTAATCCAGTATTTGATGCCACCAAAGACGGAATCCACAATGTCCCGGAATGGCTTAAAATTCTTGTACAAAATTACTAGACCAGCCACAAGTGCGGCAATGGCAAGAGTAATAAGCACAACCGGGTTGGCGGCCATGATTGCGTTAAAGGCAAGTTGCACTGCGGCGAATGCTTTTGTGGTGGCTGTCCATACCGTCATGGCGGCGTTAGCAACAACAACGGCGGCGGCGATTGCACCGATTACCCCGGCAATAATTAAAAACACGGTTGAATTTTCCGATGCCCATTGAGCCATTTGTTGCAGGAAAGGTAAAACCGCTTCAATGACCGGCAACAATGCAGCGCCAATTGTTTCTTTGGTTTCCGCTAGTGAAACACTTAACCGTTTAAATTGACCTTGTGCGGTGTTGGCCGCAACGGTGGCAGCGCCCCCGGTCGTTTCAGAAATCTTGGCCATGACCTCTTCAAAGGTTGCGCCCTCTTTAATCATGTCCCGGTATTCGGGTGCCAATTTTGCTAGGGCCGTAAGGTTGCCCCCGTATGCCTTCTCAAGGCTGGCGGTAACTGTGGCCAACGGTTTTCCAGTAGAGGCCGCTATGTCCATTGCCTGGGTTGCTAGTTCTTGCGCTTTTGTAACTGATCCTGTTGCCTTGACCAGTCGGCTAAGAACGGGCCGCAATTCGTCATCGGTCACGCCCAGCAATTTGCCCTGGGTACTTATCCAGTCCTCGTTGGCTTTTATTTGTGCTTCGGTTGCGCCGGTGGCCTTTTGAATAGTTGTGGCCAATAGTTGCTGTGCGGCGTCATCTTCTATGGCACCTTTAGCGGCGTCACCTAATGCAACAGCCAATCCTGCTAATGCAATCCCGGCAGGTACGGCCGCTTTCTTGATTGCAAATTGGGCCTTTTGACCGGTTGTCTCGAGTTGTTTAAATTGCGCTACGGCTTTTGAGATTCCAGAACCGTCAAATTCTGAAATGATTGGGATGTTAATTGCCATTACTTCAGCCCCTGGTTAACGGTGTTTATAACTCGCAACACTAATGCCCTTAGTTCGGCTTGGATGGATGGAAGCGCTTGTTCCGCTGACGGCCACAGAATGCGACTGGTGCGGGCCGCTAAGTTTTCAGATAGCAGGGTTGCCTTGCCGCGGCCAGCCACTTCCAAGACAACAGCGCCAGGGTCGGATTGGGTTACATAAATAACATTTGCATCATTGCGGCGGGTTGAAAACTTAACCTTTAAACCCTTAACGGCTTTTGCCTTGGTGTAGGGAAATAACTTTTTATTGCCTTGAGTCCAGTTGCGATTCATCCCGGACAACGGGGTGTCGGGGTACCGTGAACCGGCTAATAAAATGAGGGGTTGGGCTATTTGTTTAGCGTCAGCATTAAATTGTTTGCGCAGGTCTTTGTCAATTTTGCCTAGGGATTTAATAGCGTCTTTTGCCCCAACTACCTGAACTGATGCAGTGGCCGTCATTTGCGCCGCCCCTTGTTAATTACATCTATTACGGTATTCATATCTTGTATTTCAAATGGTATTTGTGGAGGCCACCAGCCCGTTTCCACTAACAATTCTGCTAGTGAACGCGAGTAGGTGCCTCCTCGGTGGGGTTTGTCGCTTCATCCGTTACAACCTCAATGTTCACAAGCGTTCTGACATAATCGTCAAAGATTGCCGGTACTGGTATGGATGAAATTTTGCAGGATTCAAAAGCCATAAATGCTAAATCTTCAAGCCCCACGCCTGTTGCCAGGTTGGATGCCTTTTGTTTAAACTTTCGTTCCCAGGCAATAATGACATAAAGATTGGTTTTAACTTCGTATGTGGTTTGGTCGGTTGTGACCTTGAGCGTAAGTTGCATCGTGTTGTTTTCTGTTTATGGTGCGGTTATGTCGCGTACCCAGGTGCCGCCGGTGAAGGATGCCTCTACGGTTGCTAATTCACCTACGGTTGAGTTGATTGGTGTGAAGTTTGCCAACATGCAGTTAGTTAAAACATATTCAGGGTTTGTTGCTGATTCGGTTGCGCCTGATGGCGAAATGGTCAGGATTGTCGTGCCAGTGCCTACACATGAAGCCAGGATTGCCTCTACTTCAGTAGCGCCGTAACTTAGGAAAAAAGTAATTGACACATCCACAGTCTGCAGGCCGCCGGTAAAACGGTGCCCGGTATCGCCAAAGGCGGTGCTCTCGAGCGAGTCCTGGCCGATTGTAATCATGCAAGCATTTGCCTGATCAGACATGTCGGTGGTGGTTGCACTTTGGGTAATTCCGATAGTTGCGTTGGATAGGAATGTTGTTGTTGCCATTGGTGGCTCCTTTGTTGTTAGTTGCGCCGTACTGCTACGGCAACGGTCATGTCATAACAGGGAAGCATCTGTTCGCCGTATGAAGCGAGTGATGGCCTTCCATCCACTATGGCTATGGGTGAGTTCATAATTGTGTCAACGGTGGTCATTAGGTAATCCCCGGAATCTTGGTTGCCTGGTGGCCCGGCAAGAACGCGAATGACCAGGCGAATATCGCCGACATTGTAAGTGAAGGCATCTAGCGTAGGAAGTTCAATCATTACCGACAATGGGCGGGCATTGCGTGGGTCGGTTACGGGTTTCAAACCTAAAGCGGTTAACGCGGTTTTGGTTGCGTTGACTGCTTCATAAAGAATTCCCGAAACGGCCATTAGGCAACCTGGGGCCTTCCGCAGCCGAGTAATTGCATGATTTGGCCAAGGGACATGGTTGGTGTTCCCATGTTCATTGAATCAAAACTGCTGTAGCCATCTACGGCTCCACGGTTTCTGTATTGAATTGCCGCATATTGGATAGTTCCCAGTTTTGCCGCGCCGTCAGGAGCGCTCGAGAGGCTATCGGCGTAACCGGCTTCCCTACGCTTTCTGAATGCCCAACTATTGGCCGCAGAAACGCATACAGCGATGAATGCGGTGTCGTTGGCCGTGGCAACTTCAATACCGAGCCAACTGGTTACATCGGCTGAAGTAATCCAACTCGGGCTGGGGCTGAAACTTACGGTGCCGGTGGCAACGCTTCGTTCAAAATCATCGCCTGCGTTTACATAGATAAATTGATTTTCCATGATGACTGAATAGTCAAAAAGTAAATCACCTTCATCTGAAACGCCAATGAATTCGTAAGGCTCGGTAGAAACAACAGTTTGCGTACCACTAAAACCGTGGGCCGCGCCTGCTACAACTACCGAGTCCTGACTTTGAATATCGGTATCCACAAAAGTCTGCAGAACGGCATAGTCGTCTAGTCGCGTGTGAAATGCGAGGTTGAAGGTTGCCATCGTTCTGCAGTCTTTCTAGTTCGTCAATATCAGACGAATGCGGCCTTGATACTAAGTGTTGGGTCAATGAGCTTGGATGCCCAGTACCCTCTGAACGCAATTTGGCGCGACAGTTGTGAAGGCTGTTCCACTGAAATTGCGCCTTTTTGTTGTTCCCAGTTCTCAAGGGCACGGGGGTCAAGGATTGTCATGCCGGCTGAGGTGAGGTTGCGGTCAACAACAACGCGAAGGCCAAACGCAAATGCGCCTGATGTGCTTGCCGCGTTGAGTGAACCGTAAGCGTTCATAGGCCCAACCTGTGGGAAAAGTGGGCGGTCAGCGGTGTCGCTAAGGCTTCCCATCAATTTCCAGACATTTGGAGACACAGCCAAGATTGAAGGCAAATTACCATTTGAACCGGTAAGGATGTCGGCGGCTGCGGTGTACATCCATTCAACCCAATACGCCGGATCAGCAATTGACGCGTTAGCGAAGTTGTTGCTGTTCGTTGTTCCGGTTTGCAATTCTGAACAGGCCAATAGGTCTGTGCGGTCGGCATAAACGCGGGCCATGTCATCCAACAAAGCGCCAAGCACTTCAGGCTGTGACCAGTCAAGTGATGCCTCTGAAATTTCTACATATCCACCCTGGATAGTTTTTGAAATTTGAACATCATTAATTTCAAACTGTGAAGCCGTGATAGTCGTGTTTTGTGTTGCGGTACCAATGCTGTTGTGTACGGACACTACAGGGCGAATGAAAACGGCACCACCCTGGGGCATCGCGCGAACCGAGGTTGCATCCACGAGAGGCCTCGAGCCTACAAACGAGTTGAAAATCGGAGCGACAATCGGGGTCGGGATGACTCCAGGAATGTCAGGTGTAGTTACATCGGGCGCTGCGGCGCGGATGTTGTCGTTCATTTGCGCCCAGTCATGGCCGCCGCGAATGAATGTTGCAATGTATTCAGATGCTGACGGAAGTTTGAATTCGCGTTTTGCATTTGCATAGATAGGGGTTGTTGGGATGATTGAAGCCTCAACCTCAACCACTGGGTTTTCTTGTGTAGCCACTTCGGGTTCCTCCTCGGAATCTATTGGGGTGGGTTCGGTTGCATCATCAGGTTCCGATGCAGCGATTTCTGTGATGAGGGCATCTTTAAACGCCGGTTGTGCGACAAGCGAAATCTCTATGAGATCAGCCTGGGAAACGACCATCACGCCGTTTTTGTCGTACTTGAACTTAGTGGGGACAGCCCCAACGCTTACTGAATCGTAAGCGCCTGCTTTTACGAGTTCAATAGCGTCAGCGGCCGCGCCCGTTTTTGCAAAGGTGGCGGTAAATCCTAAACCTTCGGGCATGTCTGCAAGGGATGAAACGATGCCGCGCAATGCGCTCATGTCGTGATTCTCAAGCAACTTGGGGGATTTCATATTTAGGTTAAAGGCACCTCGAGCAAATGAAACTTTGGTGCCATCCATTACGGTTGCAAAAACTGGTGCCCATGGCACTGCAATTCCGGTAATTGTTTTGGGGGCATCATCGCCTGCGGCTGCGTCAAGAGTGATGGGGACATTTACAAAATGAATCATGATGGGCTTTCTATCGGTGTTTCAACTACTGGTTCAACCATGATGTCTTGCAACATTTCTTCGGCTAAATAACCTTCAACATCAAATTCAACATAGCGATTGCGTGGCAAAATATTTGAGGCACTCAGCGTTTGTTGCAGGCACTCTATGAATGGTTTGGCCCCATACAGATAAAGTTGACGGTTGCTGTCTTGAACATTTGTGTAGGTCAATCCTGAACCTTCCTGCGGTGCTGAAACTAAATAGGCAGGAATGTTTGCAACGCGGGCCATCTCGAGCGATTGGTATTTGCGCTGTTCGGCAACAACTTCCGCAGGTGAAACGGAAAATTCGCGGAATTCTACATAATCGTTTAACGCGCCAATTGCATTTTGTCGGCGCATTGCTGACCATGCGGCCGCAATTTCACTAAGACTGTCGGAATCTAATGTTTCCCCACCTTTTTGTTGAAGGTAGCCAGGGACAGTTTCCAAAGTTGCGTATCGGTCGGCGGCAATGTCTAAATGTGTGGCAATGGATAACGCTCGAGCACCTTGATACAGAAGCCCTTGGATGGGTGACAAAAATTGAATGACATCGTTGGTGTCTGCAATTTCAACGCCGTTGAATTGAATGATGTCAGATGGCCCAAACCACTGAGGCCCAGTCTGATTCGGAGTTGAACACATTGCGGCCGGTAACCAAGTAAAACTCGCTGGCAGGCCTGTTGAATATCTTGAGGTTACGAAAGCGAAAGCGCGGCCGTGAAAAAATAAATCCGCAAACAGGTTTGAATAGAAAAAGTTGCGTGTGACTTTCGGATCAGGTTGTTCCATCCACGGTTCCAACGGCAGGTAAATTTCTTCGTATTTTTCGCCTGTCCATTGTTTTGAGTAGTGGCGCATCTCGAGACAACCAACCATTGAGGCCAACAAATCTTTTGAACGGGAAACGGTTGGATTTTGCAAGGCGCGTTGTTCGGCGGCACCGGTGGAGTAGGCAAGGAAATCATTTATCTGTGCGGCACCGGCACCGGCGGCGGCTTTGAGGGGTGGCGCGGAAATTTGCGCTGTCGTAACTTTTGGAGTGAAGAATCCCACGGGCGGAGTCTTGCACAAACTTGTTGCAAATGCAACTACCTTGCTGAACCCATCATTGCCCGGCCTGATTGTCCCGGTCTAGACACAAGGGAAGCGGCGGCAACTAGACACCTGGCGCATTCAATTGGCCCCGGAGACTTTTGGCTGGACAGGACAACAGCCCCATTCGCTTTGACCAGGGTCGCCCTGTTGACATGTTCGGCCAGCATTTCCTCGCCGGTATGCAAAAGGCGGCCCTCGGTAATCATTGACTTCACAAGGCCGGTGTATTTAATCATCTCGGCATAGCCCCACAGTGACCGGCGGCGTATAAGGGGTTCCGGGGTATGCAAATCAAGCGTTGGCGTAATGGCCAACTTGAGTTTGAGGTTTGATTCCATCAATTCTTCAATGTGCCGCCACATTTGCCGGTTCGTTTCACAAGTAAAAGCAACGCTGGCCACAATGTCGCCGTCACTATTAAGACCACAAAGAATTCCGACATATTTTGAATCATCCACAGAACTGTCCACAGCCAAAACACAATTGCCACCATCCAGCGTTTGATTTGTGGTATAACGCTTAGCCCACTCGCCAGGATTAATCCAACTGTTGGCTGCGGCCACCCATAAATTGCAATGTGCCCTCAAGTATTGGGAACGGTCAGGCGCTGCCGCTGCACTTTCCAAACCTTTCATGGTGATTGTTCTACCCAGGCTGGGGTTGGCGTAGCCCCAATAAATAGGGTTATCCGGTGACACCCCGGTGGGCAAACTCCACTCGGCCATGAATAGATCAGAACGGATACCGGAATCAATAACACCCAATGCCTGTTCCCTCAGTTTGAGGAACGCTCGAGAAGATTCATCCCCGGCGGTGGAAACTAAAAAGGCAAGCGGGGATGGTACAGCAATTTGTGACGGTTTTAAAGCGCCAAAATATGTGGCCTCGCTTATGGCCCATAATTCATCAACAATGAGAATGTCCCAAGTGCCTCCGTGCTTCTTGCCCGTTGCGCTATTGACTTTATACACCGAGCCGTCATGCATTTTGACCTGGTGCCGCCCATACGCCCAAGTTACTTTTGCTAGATCAGACTCCTCCAATAATTCAAAGACTTCCCGCAAATCTTCAAACACTTCAGTGGCTAAACCCAACTCGTGGGCCGTTGACATAATGCGAACCGGTCGCCCCCAAATCCTGGGTAATTCAGTCAGGCAAAAGCCAACCAATGCCGACAACATCGTGGTTTTACCGTTTTGTCTGCCAGTTGAAATAAGCGCGGTACTAGAAATAAAGTTTCCGTCTTCATCATGTTCCAACGCGCCGGACAATGCCCGCAACTGCCACGGAAACAAAGTGCGGCCTAAGTGCGCCTCACTCCACGCCCCCACCAAAGCCGAGTAAGAACCAAACGCCCCTGTGGGCGTAACTAACCTAGGCCATTCCACGCCAACCCCAACCGTTAAAGCCGAATCATCGCAGTCTTGAACCGAGTCATGACTGACCGTAGAGATATTGGTAAA